GTAGGATTTGCGAATCTCCTTGATCTTCTCGGTGTAATGAACCAAATGGTTCCTCGAGCGCAATCCCATCTTCCCTAACCTCCTGCGGTTCCTAGCGTATGCCTTCATCAATTCTCCTGGCATCTCGTGCTCCACGCTTTCGGCCACGTATTCGTTATGTAAAGCGGCGGGCATGAAAGCGAGATCACTGCAGTATCTGTGAAAGTTTGAGTGGGTCAAAACCTTTCTTGGATCTCGTAAAATTACGAAAGAAGGTCTGTTATCCACCCAGTACTGGAATGAAATCTTGGAACAGAAGTCAATGTCGTACCACGGTGTGACAGCGATCTTTTCGATACACTGCCCCAATCCGTAGAACTTATCGCTCTTGTCCTTGCTAGTTAACCGGTCAGATGATGCTATTATGCGATCTGCCAGGTTTTTGTGTGTCCACATTACGACATCGTCTCCGGAAACGTATATGAACACATCCTTATTAATGTCCCCTTTCAAAAAAGTGTAACTCAAACCGGCTTGCTTACAAATGTAAGACCAGTATGAAAACACTCTCAGTGTGTTACCCAGGGTCGTTCTAGTTGGGCTCCCCGAGAAAGTCGTTCCCAATATCTTCATACGGAGCTTAAACCCAGAAAAAACACTTTTTAACACGGCTACTTCTTCGTAAATAGGTACTTTCAAAACTGAATGTACTGAAGGTCCGTGATATTTGTATTTTGATAGAGTTTTATGAGCCCACCCGTGCTTAAATAGGGTGTTGAAGAAGGAGAAATCAACGGCTTTTATTAAGTCCATGTGTTGATGCCCGTCGTGGTTAGATCCGTCTGCGCATAGTGCCACAACATCTTTGAGATCCCATTTCAGAGTCTTAAGATTGTTCTGGATGTCAGAAGCCATCTCTGTACACGAAACTGAGTGACAGAATGAAGGCATGACTTTCTTGATGGCTTTTAACAACGGTCTTTGCATCATGGTCAAGAGTCCACAAGCAGCTTCGCCGTGAGGCACGAATATTAAACGCGCTCTGTCACTGAACTTCTTGATACCACCTAGAAAACGGTCGATCCACTCGAAAGAAACACAGTTTTTCTCCCCAACCTTGACCATAGCCTTGTAGAAATGTTCATCAATTGATGGATTCCAAGGCGTCTAGCGGCTCAAAGTCTTGAAGCTATTTGTGAAGTAAATTTTCTTTTTCTGGGCAGACCAAGCCGCAGAGGACTGGATTTCTTCTTTTATATCCACTGGTTGGACAATCGTGACAACCTTGCGAGCCAGAGCCTACATCAATCCCTTAGCGTGCTTGGTAAATTTGCGCACTACTTGAGGATCCGGCTTTAGCTTGGTCATCAGTTGTCTCTGGTACAGGGCTGACCAAAGTCCTTTATTATCATTGGCCCACTCATAGATTTGTTTGGGTCCCGCCTAGTCTACCAATTGAGGCCCCGTCTCGGTTGCTTGTTTACACACCGTCACTGAGTTTCCTTTCGGCTGACTGCGCAAGAAATCCTCCAAATTGCCTCCAGAAAAATTCTGAGAGACTAGTGAATGATTCCCTTTGGAGTCCACAGCTGGGAAGTCTTTCGACAAAAGTAGATACTTCCCAGGACTGACGCGCCCGATCTTGGCAGATGTGAATGTCCTCGAACCTAAGATACGACAAATTAAGCTTGGTACCAATATGAGCAAGTCTATGAATTCTGACACCACGGTGATGGTTAAAGCCACGGAGAAAAAGGTGCTTATGCAGATAATGAAGATCTAAAACTTAGATGATCTCACGATATCGCTCACCACCTCGGTAAATCTGTTCGCCGTGTGTACTTCTTGAGGCTTCCACCACAACAGGGATATTATTACGAACCATGACAAGGTCTCTAGACTGAATTTTAGGGTGTAGGGCAAGACATTTGTGTACAATGCTGGAGATGCATACCAATATGCAACAGAAAATGCCATCTTTATCCAAATGGATATAGAGTATACACCCCATCTCATCCCTCTCCATGCCACCATTACTGCATCACTAAGTCCTACCGCACAAGTTAAATATATGCAAAGGATAGAGTTCACA